ATCTTATCGATTTAGGTACTGGATACGAAGTAACCTCTAGAGATGCGATACCAACTCCTGAAAATCATATTGGAGATACTGCTTACCCTAGAGGTCCTATCGCAAGTGTATCTTACTTCCCAGCAGGAGATCAAGGTCTAAGGTCGCCGAATAACCAATCTGATCTAAAATCAACTAGGGCATATAACGCATATAAAAAGCATGTTAACTATATTGCAACAACAGTAGGAATGGAAATATTAGACTGGTTAGGAGCTGATCAATCTATAAAGAGTAGTAGATTAGAACCTAATGTTGTAGATAGAAAAAGAGCTAAAGCTGCAAAAGATGTTTACAAAGCTAACAAGCCGGATACAACTATTAAAAAAGCAGCTAAAAATATTAAAGATTTATCTATTAACGAGTCGGTAAAACTTCTTATAGAAGGTGGCGCATATGGTCATATGTCTCACCCGTTCGATGATAAAGGACTTACATTCGGAGACTTCAAACAAATTATAAATAATGCGCTTCAAGGTAGGTTGGATCTAGAAACTTCAGCTACCGAAAAGACTGATGGTCAAAATTTATTTATAACATGGAACAAAAAACTTTTAGCAGCGAGAAATACGGGTGATGTAAAGCGAGGTGGAATGGATGCTAAAGGTGTAAAGTTAAAATTTGCTAATAGAGGAAATATCGAAAAAGCATTTAACTATGCAATGCGAGATTTAGCTAAAGCAATAAAAGGTTTAAGTGATAAGCAAAAGAAAAAAATATTCAACGACGGTAATAACTGGGTAAATATGGAAATTATGTATCCAGCATCTGCTAACGTTATAGTTTATGATGCTCCGTATCTTCAGTTTCATAACGTACTGCAATATAAAGATGGTAAAGCAATCGGCTCTGTTACTGACGGTGCAAGAATTTTAGCTGGAATGATAGCACAGATAAATCAGAACATGCAGAAAGGATTTAGTATAATAGGTCCTAAAGTCTTAACAGTAAACCCGCATCAAGATTTTGCTAGTAAAAAACCTTATTTTATAAGTAAATTATCTAGTTTAATGTCAAAATATAAAATGAAAGATAGTAATACGTTTGGTGAATATCATCAAGCATGGTGGGAAGATTTTATTAGTAAAAAGTTTAGCAATATAGATAATACAGTGTTAGTAGGATTAGTAAAACGATGGGCTTTTTTCGATAAATCGTTTAGAATTGATAAGAAAAATTTTCCTGACGAAAAAATGTTAGAACAAGCAAAAAAATTCGATAAGATAAATCATGCTGATCAAGTAAAGAAAAATATGTTTCCTTTTGAAACTTTATTCTTCGAACTAGGCGCAGAAGTACTAAAAAATGTAGAAGGCTTTCTAGCAGCGAGCCCTGATCGAGCAGTTCAGAGTATCAGGCGTCAAGTAGCTAAAGCAATTACAGACGTCAGAAAAGGTGGAGACTTAAAAAAGTTAAATAGAATGAAAGCGCAACTTGCTAAAATAGATGCAATAGGCGGATTCAAAACTATTATACCTAGCGAAGGTTTAGTTTTTGTATATAAAGGTAATACCTATAAACTAACGGGAGCATTTGCACCAGTTAATCAAATAACTGGAATGATGGCGTTCTAGAAAGGGTTTTAATAATAACGTAATACTTATATATAATGAATATAGATATAAACATAGGGGATACAATACTAACTGGTCGTTTTAAGAATAAACGAGTAGTAGTAAAAGAGTTCGGTACTGACGAAAAAGGTCAACCAACTATTAACGGCAGACCTATGTTAAAATTTAGAATCGAAAAACTAATTCCATCACAAGATTCAGTAGAAGAGGTTGTTGCAAAGCATATAAATAAATCAATCAATAAAAGGTAAGTTATGGCAAAATTAAATAATGTAAAAGCGATAAATGAGATGATAAGAGGAGAGCATAGAACTCAAACTCGAACATCTAAAGGCTTTGAGAAAAAATCTATTGAACGTCAAATAGGCGATTCATGGGTAGATAAAGACGGTCAAAAGTGGATACAAAAAAATGGATATAAAGCTAAAGTAGGACGATTTAGTAAAATACGTAAAGCAATAGATTCGTCGCTATGCCCTAAATGTAGCAAAAAAGCAACTAAATTCGATAAACAGTTCATACAAAGAGAAGGAAAATGTCACGATTGTATAGTTAAGGAAGAAACTCTTATGAAATGTGAAGGATATGTAAAAAGGGAACCTATTTATGAAAAATACGAAAGAGATGTTATTAGAAAAAACTCAATGAATTTTCTTAAAGATGCTTCTAAAGAGGTTGAACTACTAAAAGCTAAATTTACTAAAAGTGAATTTATTAACAGTGATGGAACTATCGATAAATGGAGGTTACCAGAATCTGTAAAATCAATAGAAGAAAGTATAGATAAACAATTCGAAAAGTTCAAAGACGAGCTTTTAGAAAAATTAGAACAAGGAGATAAAAATGTCGGTATTAAAAACACAACTACAGAGTAAAAAGTTAATGTTTGCAATGATTTTATTTTTAGCGTCAATAGTATTTGTTGCTACTAATCAAGCAGACTTTGGACAATGGTCTGAATTCGTAAAATGGGTATTCGGAATATATGCTGCAGGTAACGTTGGTGAGCATGTATCAAATAAAGGCGTAAACGTAGGGCAATAATATGACTTGGGATGATAAAAAATGGCGTAGACGGCAATACGAGCTACTTGAACAGGAGCAACAAGGAGACGAAAAGCTAACTCAAATGGTTCAGTCAATGAATGATTATGTAATGAATATGCAAACTTCGTTAGGATCACTACCTAATTATCTCCCGTTACTTATGAAACCAAATGACCCTGCTAAATCACCTGAGCAAAACAAAATCGATCGAGATACTATAGTTGCTACTATGAAGGCTTTAGATGATAATCAAAAACTTCTGACTCAGACTTACGAATTTTTCAATAAGTATATAGAGCAAAAGTATAAATTTAATCCAGGAAGTATTGAGAGCAATCCTGGACAACCTAATAAAAAGGTTGAGAAAGGAGAGTAAGCGTGAGTAAATTCAAGAAGATATTACTATTTATAGTCGGCTCGATAGGCACTATATTAGGTATTTTACTTGCAGCAAAAGCAGTAGGTAGAAGAAAGATCAATCCTAAAATTGCTAAAAATGATGCTGAGGTTAAAAGGTTAGAATCTCAAATTCAGGAAGTCAAAGCTGAAAAAGAACAACTAAATAATGAACTAACCGAATTAACCAAAACTGCTGATGGTAGAAGCAAGCAAGTCAAAGATGCAAAAAAGAACGTCAAAAAGAACGATCAAACAATAGCTGATTTGGAAGCTGCTCTAGCTGAAGCTGAAAAAAATCTATAGGAGATTAAAAAATGGCACAACTTGAAAGAGTAACATTCTCTAACGCGAGCCCAAGAGGTAACGGAGATAATAGATTAAACTCTATTCCTGCAAAAGCAAAACACTTAAACGATTTAATAACACATATTGGTGATAACTGCTCATCATGGAGAACTGTTACGAATACTACAGCTTTCGTACAAGATAGTGATTCAGTAGTAACTTTAACTCAACCAGCTAACTCAATAATCAATAATATCTGGTTAGTATTCACAGTAGCACCTGAGACTGCAACTGGCGCTAGTTTAGGATACGAGGTAGGTACTACTGCAGGTGGTGGTGAAGTAATTACTAAACATGACGATAATATTATCGATGCAGGAGCAGATGGTACTGATCTAGCAGTAGGAGCATCAGTACGTGTACCACGATCTGAATGGGAAAAAACATTAGACGCTACTACACTAGCTGCTGATACAACTTTTTCAACTACAGCAAGAACTTTACACTGTAATACAACGTGTACTGATCATTCAGTTACTACAGCAGGTACTGTATGTTGGGCAATCGAATTTGTAAACTTCAAATAAGTCTATAAATATTACAATTTAGTCTCCCGGGTAATACCGGGAGCTTTTTATAAAGGGTTATATATGAAAAAAATACTTACAATAATATTTCTATTATTTACACTCATAAGCTATTCTCAAACTAAAGATTATAAAACAGTTTATGAAATTACTAAAAAATTAAATACAGAATATAAGGTAAAAATAACAAGCCTTGACTCTGTAATAGCTAAACAAGATTTATTTATTACCGATCTTAATAATATTATAGATGTTAATAAAAAGATAATGGCTAGTGATTCACTTCAAATATTTTTATTAGAAGATCAAAAAAGATTACTCAATGATAATATAAACTTATATCGAAAAGAGTTAGATAGAAGAGATAGATGGTGGAACTCTAGAGCAGCTGGAATAGTTTTTGGGGCAATCGGCACTATCGCCATAATACACGTTATAGATTATAGTTTACCGTAATAAGTTGGAATTATAATATAATTTCCGTATATTTATATATGTAGGTAGACTATATATGAAGAAATCATTAAAAGACGTAATAAAATTAGAATTTTCGAAATGTGCAAAAGATCCAGTACATTTTATGAGAAAGTATTGTTATATACAACATCCTCATAAAGGTAAAATAAAATTTAATTTATATCCTTTTCAAGAAACTACTTTAACTGAATTAAGAGATCATGACTATAATGTTATACTAAAATCTCGACAGTTAGGTATATCTACTTTATCAGCTGGTTACTCTTTATGGTTAATGCTATTTCATAATGATAAAAATATTTTAGTAATTGCAACAAAGCAGGAAGTAGCTAAAAATTTAGTTACTAAAGTTAGAGTAATGCACGATGGCTTACCAGGCTGGTTAAAAGGTAACTGTGTTGAAGATAATAAATTGTCATTACGCTTTTCTAATGGGTCTCAAGTAAAAGCAGTTTCTAGTTCTGGTGACGCTGGTAGATCTGAAGCATTATCACTACTAATAATTGACGAAGCAGCATTCGTAGATAGTATAGATGAAATATGGGCTTCTTCTCAACAAACGTTAGCTACCGGAGGTGGTGCTATAGTATTATCTACTCCTAATGGAACAGGTAACTTCTTTCACAAAACATGGGTAGGAGCAGAAGCAGGTACTAACGGATTTAATCCAATAAAACTGCACTGGACATTACACCCAGATCGTGAGCAAGACTGGAGAGCAAAACAAGACCAGTTACTTGGAGAAAAAATGGCAGCACAAGAATGTGATTGCGATTTTATTACTTCAGGTTATACAGTAGTTGATGGTACAATACTTCAGTGGTATCTAGAACAGCAGGTACAAGAGCCTATAGAAAAACGTGGATTCGATGGAAATTATTGGTTATGGGAATATCCTGATTACTCTAAAGACTATATGATAGCAGCCGATGTTGCTCGTGGTGATTCAAGTGACTATAGTACGTTTCATGTTATAGATGTCGAGACCTTAGCTCAAGTAGCAGAATATAAGGGTCAACTTCCAACTAAAGATTTTGGTAATATGTTAGTAAATACTGCTACAGAATGGAACAACGCCTTGTTAGTTATTGAAAACGCTAATGTAGGGTGGGCAGCTATTCAAGCAGCAGTAGATAGAGAGTATCCAAACTTATTTTATTCTTCAGCAGACCTATCCGTAGTAGATACTGGTCAGCAGCTTAAGAAGCGATACGACTTAAAAACTAAAGATAAGATGGTTCCAGGATTTACGACTACTTCGAAGACGAGACCACTAATTATATCAAAGCTAGATACCTATTTTAGGGAGAAGGCATGTATAGTCCGGTCAAAACGTTTGATCGATGAACTATTTGTTTTCGTATGGAAAGGAAGTAAAGCTCAAGCGCAAGGCGGTTACAACGATGACCTTGTAATGGCTTACAGTATAGGAATGTGGGTTAGAGACACCGCTCTTATGCTTCGTCAAAAAGGTATGGATTTAACAAAGAGCGCATTAAATAATATATCAGTAAACCGAGGTGCTGGTGTTTATACAGGTAATAGACTTGATAATAATCCTTGGATTCAACGAGGGCCAAAAGGTGATGAAGATCTTACATGGCTTTTGAAATAAAGGTTATATAAAGAGGAATAATTATGGCAGATAAAACAATATTTTCTAGATTGCAGAAACTATTTAGCAGTAACGTAGTGGTAAGAAACGTTGGTGGTAGAAAGTTAAAGGTAAAGGATACCTCTAGACTTCAATCGATGGGTAACACAGTTACTATGGGAGTAGATAGATTTTCAAAATTAAGAAAAACTAACGTTAATTTTGGATACGGTACACCTGCTATGCAAAATTTCTCATATAACAAAAATGAACTATATACTGATTACGAATCGATGGATTCAGACGCTATTATATCATCAGCTTTAGATATATACTCAGATGAATCAACAATGAAGAACGAATTCGATCAAGTACTTACGATAACTTGTCAGAACGAAAATGTTCAAAAAATATTACATAATTTATTTTATGATATCTGTAATATCGAATTTAACTTATGGCCATGGGTACGAAACATGTGTAAATATGGTGACTTTTTCTTAAAATTAGATATTGCAGAGGGATATGGGGTTGTAAATGTAGTACCTCTTTCATCTTACGAGATGACTAGAGAAGAAGGTGAAGACCCACAAGATCCTTACAAGGTAATATTCAAACAAGATGGTCAAGGTGGGAATATTGAGTACCAAAACTTCGAAATAGCTCATTTTCGTTTATTAAGTGATGCTAACTTTCTACCGTACGGTAAATCAATGATAGAACCAGCTAGAAAGACTTGGAAGCAGCTTACTATGATGGAGGACGCAATGATGATTCATAGAATTATGCGTGCACCTGAAAAAAGAATATTTAAGATAGATGTTGGTAATATACCACCGAATGAAGTTGACCAATACATGCAAGCTATTATAGATAAGATGAAAAAGGTTCCTTATGTAGATCAAACCACAGGAGAATACAATCTTAAATTTAATATGCAAAATATGATGGAAGATTTTTACCTTCCTACACGAGGAGGTGAATCAGGTACAGGAATAGAGTCAGTACAAGGGTTAGACTTTAACGCTATAGATGATATCGAATATCTTAAAAATAAAATGATGTCAGCTTTACGAGTTCCTAAAGCCTTTTTAGGATATGATGAACAAGTAGAAGGTAAAGCAACTTTAGCAGCTGAAGATATACGTTTTGCTCGTACTATTGAAAGATTACAGCGAATCGCAGTATCGGAGCTTACTAAAATAGCTATAGTTCACTTATACACACAAGGATTTAAGGATGAAGATCTAGTAAATTTTGAACTTAACCTAACTACTCCATCAACAGTATACGAACAAGAAAAAATCTCTATATGGCAAGAGAAAATTAGACTTGCTACTGATATTCAACAATCAAAACTACTTTCTGACGAATGGATTTACGAAAATATCATGAATATGGGTGACGGTGCATGGGCTCATGAGCGTGAAAACGTTATTGCAGACCTGAAACTCAAATTTAGACAGTCTCAAATTGAGCAAGAAGGTAATGATCCTTCGAAAACGTTAAGATCTTTCGGTACACCTCATGATCTAGCTACAGCAGGACAGCAAAATTATGATGAACCATCAGATGCACCTGTAGGAAGACCTGATATCGGTATGAAATATAAATCTACTGAACATCCTGGTGGTCAAGATCCTATAGGAGACAAAGATTTAGGTAAAACTTACGATATAGGAAAATCTCCGCTAAAGCATAACTTTAGAGGCAATAGTCCTTTAGCTAGAGAAGATAAACGTGAAAAATATAAGAATGTAATACAATCACTAAAGTCAAAAACTAAAACAAAGAGCGTCTTAAAAGAAACTCTTCATGAAACAAAAAAAGAATACGACGACAACGGAGGCCTACTCGACGAAGGTAATATAATCGACGGTAATTTATAGGTTTTTCTTAAAACATCATATTTATATATGATAAAAACTACGTCTAATGGTGAAAGAATATGAGCACAGTAAAACACTCGAAATTTAAGAATACAGGTATTCTATTTGAACTACTTGTCCGTCAGATTGCGTCGGATACGCTATCTAAAGATAACTCTGAAGCTGTTAGAATTATAAAAGAATACTTTTCTAATAAAACTCAGTTAGGAAAAGAACTTCAGCTGTATCAAACAATATTAAAAGAAAAATTTAATTCAGAAAATCAAGCTAATCGGTTTTTAGATGCAGTAATTACTAATCGAAGAAAACTTAATCAAGGTAAACTTCGGAGAGAAAAATATAATCTTATAAAAGAGATTAAAGAGCATTACGATATTGATAAATTTACTAAAGCTAGAATCGATAATTATAGAACACTAGCAAGTACTTATACAATATTTGAAAATACTTCGTTGCCTCCGGCTGAAGGAGTAAAATTAAGATATAATTTAGTAGAAGCTGTTACTGGAAAGAAAGCTCCTAAGAATATTAAAAAGCAAATCGTTTCTGAATACACAAATCAAGACAAAGATATGCAACTTTTATCATATCAGATATTAGTCGATAAATTTAACGAAAAGTATGGTGATTTAACTCCAAAACAAAAGAAAGTCTTAAGAGAATATATTAACAATGTCTCAAATACTAATAATCTTAAGGAACTTATATCATCAGAGGTGCCACATATTAAACGTACACTTCGAAACAAAATGAGATCAATTAAAGATCCTGTTGTTCGAATAAAACTTAAAGAAGTAGCTAAACAAGCAACTGCTCTTGGAAAACGAAATGTAATCAAAGATCAGGAAGTATTATCTTTAATGAGATTCTACGAGTTAATCAAAGAACTTAAAAATATAAAGTAAGGGCTTTAGATGGAATCATACATCAAAAAAATATTAAACGAGTTAGAAGAGTCTCAAGAAGAACTTGATGAGATGAGTGTAACTGGTAATCTTGATGGAGGTGAAGGCCCACCTAAGACACCATTTGCTTTCGGTAAAGGTAGAGCAAAGGACAAAAAGAAAACAAAGGATGTAGCTACTAATAGTACTGGTATGAGTATTGTTAAAAAGAAACCTAATAGAATATATAAAGGTAATATGGGTGAATCAGTTTATAGACAGGTAATGAGTGAAATTAACTACCGAGATTATAAAAAAGATGAGTCAATGTCCGCCAAGAAAAAGGTTAATAATTCTATAAAAGAGGTTAATCGTAAATTATACGAAATCGAAAGAATAATCCATCAGAATAATAAGCTAAAAACAGAGATGGGTGTAACTAGTGAAAACTATTGGAAGTCTACTCAAGCTAAATTTAGTAAGATTAGTGAGCGTATGACACGAATAGGTCACGCAATGAGAAAATTGGGATCGTAATGGCAAAGCAAGTACTAGTAGATTATATACCGTTCCAAGTAACTCCTCAACAGATTAACGAATCTATATCTAATAATGATGGACGAGTTATAGTAGAGGGTGTTTTACAAAGATCCGGAGCTAAAAATCAAAATGGTAGAATTTATCCTAAAGATATTCTAGCTAGAGAAGTTGCTCAATATAAAAAAATACAAATAGCTGAAAAACGTGCACTCGGTGAATTAGATCATCCAGAATCATCAGTAGTTAACTTAAATAACGTTTCTCATAATATATTAGACTGTTGGTGGAACGGAGACGATGTAGTTGGTAAGGTAGAAATTTTATCGACACCATCTGGTAATATATTAAAAGAATTACTAAAAGCTGGTATACTACTTGGCATTAGCTCAAGAGGGTTAGGATCAGTAAAAGAGTTAGGAGAAGGTACAGTAGCAGTCGAAGACGATTTTGAACTTATATGTTGGGATTTTGTAAGTAATCCATCAACGCATGGTGCTTTTATGAAACCTATAGGAGTAAACGAAGGAGTTATAGCTGAAGGGGTTAATAAAAATCAAAGTTACGACAAAGTAAATACAATTATCAGAGACATCCTTTGTGAAATGAAAGGTTGCTGTCCAGTAGATTAGGGAATAACTATGATTAAAATGAGTAAAATAGTATTAGAAAGCAAGCAAGAAGAAAACTACAGAAAGCTTGATAAAAAATCAAAGCAGTTAGTCCTTGATGCAGTAAATAAATTCAATAAATTTGAGCAGCATATATATAGACAAAAAGATGTTCGAGAAGTTGTAGAAGCTATAAAAACTATAAGCGAATATGCTGGTAGATTAGCATTAGATGAAACCGAACACTGGTTCGATGGCGTAACAGTAAAAAAAGATGTCAAAGAAATAAATAATGCAGTAAAACTCTTCGAAAAAGCTGCAGGAGAAGTAGGAACTTTGCAACACCGACTAGAAGCGCTATATGAAGATATAGGTAGTAAATTAAGTCGATACTATGAAATAGCTGATATCGATAATACTATACCTTTAGCGCCAAAAAATACAAAATAGTTGTTTCCTTAAATTATTTTTCGTATATTTAATATAAATTAAGTAATAATCTAAAATATATCGAATGGCTTACACCAGAAATCAAAAACATCGTAATCAATCTGATACGAACACAAGAAATCACGGCAACAAAAAGAAAAACTTTAAGCGAAGAAAGAGATTAACTCGAGCCGACTTCCAAATACCAGGAGTTCCTAAAGGTATCAAAGTACCTGATGGAAATATAGAACAAGCATTAAAACGTTTCAAAAAAATGATGAAACAGACTGATGTTCTAGGAGAACTTAAAGAAAGGAGAAGGTACACTAAACCAAGTAAATTAAAGTATGAGGCTAGAAAACGTACTAAAGCTATCCAGAGTAAAACAACGATCCGTGACATAAAACGTGAGAGTAAACAGGTTTGGGTCGCGGTTATCAATGGAAAAGCACAATAATTCCATAAAAATATAAAAAAGATTAGAGAAATCCGAGTGGTTTCTCTTTTTTTGTCATATTTATTCGTAGATAAGAATACACTACGCTTTTCTTAAGCTATCTTATGTAGTGTGAAATATATAGAAACTAATTACTATTAAGAATCCGAATATTCTTATTTCCACAATCAAATTTAAGGAGAATAGACAATGAATGATCTATTAAAAGAAGCAATCGCTGATGCTAAAGCTGTTCGTAAAACTGCTCTTGCTAATGCTAAACTTGCACTTGAAGAAGCTTTCACTCCAAAACTTCAGTCTATGATTTCAGCTAAAATTCGCGAAGAAGCGGATGTAGATGAAATGAGAGAAGATGAGGATATGGATGAAATGAGAGATATGGACGAAACTGAACACGATATGGATGAAATGCGAGAAGACGAGCATGACATGGATGAAATGCGTGAAGAAGAAGACGACATGGACGAGATGCGAGAAGATGAGCACGACATGGAAGAAGGCGGGATGCGTGAAGAAGAGGATGAAACTCATGACGAGGGACACCACGAAGGCATGCACGAAGACGAAGAAGACATGGAAGAAGGTGAGCACGATATGGACGAAATGCGAGACGACGAGCACGCTATTGCTGAAGAAGACGATTTAGAGCTAGAAGCTATTATTAAAGAGCTTGAAGACGAAATCGAAGAAGGTGAACATGACGAACTTGATGAAAGTAACGATGTATCATCTGGTATCGGTACTGCCGATAACAAAGCACCTGATGCAAAAGCAGCTGACGGCTACACTGACGATCAAGAAGGTGATGGCGTAAAAGTTGTATCTGAGTCAGAAGACGGTATGGAAGGTGAATCAGAAACTTTAGATAATTTACATGAGGAAGAAGACGACCACATGGACGAAGGTATGCGTGAAGACGAAGACATCGACCTAGAGGAAGTTATTAAATCTCTACGTGAAGAGGAAGAGTTAGATGAATCTGAAGACGGTATGGAAGGTGAGTCGGAAACGATCAACAACTTAACTGAGAAGCTTGAAGAATCTTACAAAGTAGTAAAATTCTTACGAAGCAAAATCAATGAAGTTAACTTACTAAATGCTAAATTGTTATTTACTAACAAATTATTTAGAAATGGTAACTTGAATGAAAGTCAAAAATTAAAAGTAATAGAAACTTTTGATAGAGCAAAATCGACTAGAGAAGTTAAATTAGTTTACACTACTTTAGCAGAATCTCAGATTGCGCCGAAATCAACTAGAAGAAAATCAATCAAAGAAGGATTTGCATCTAAGGCAGTAGCATCTACAAAGCCTAAGAAAGCAATTATTTCTGAAGGTGCTGATATGGCTTCTAGATTTAAGAAACTAGCCGGATTAACAAAATAATATCAAGGAGATAAGAAAATGGCAAAAGAAACTACAGTTGGCTCTATCCTTGCTAATACTAGTAACAACCACCGTGCACAATTAGCTGAAACAAAAGGCATTGTATCAAAGTGGAACAGAACTGGTCTATTAGAAGGTTTAGACAACGAATATGAAAAGCATGGTATGGCTATCTTATTAGAAAACCAAGCTAAACAACTTATCGACGAAGCTTCAAGAACAGGTACAGCATCAAACTCGGAAGAGTGGTCAGGTGTTGCATTACCTTTAGTTCGAAGAGTATTCGCCGAGATCGCAGCAAAGGAATTTGTTTCGGTTCAACCAATGAATTTACCATCAGGTCTAATTTTCTACTTGGATTACAAGTATGGAACAGACAATGGTACTGGATTTACAACTAACTCAGGAAAAGATTCACAAAAAGATTCAGTTTTCGGTGAAACGAAAGCTAAAGGTGATCCTACTGAAGGTCTTTACGGATCAGGACGATATGGATACTCGATCAACATGGTATCTTCTTCTAGAGACAAGACTGCTGTAACTGGTGCATTAGATGCGATAGACTACAACTTCAACACTGTATTCTCTCAATCATATGCTGGACAGTTCCACGGTGGTACTACATTAGGTGGTGGTGTAAATGTAAAAGCTCACCGAGTACATACTGTACTAGCTGCTTTATCTGAAGTACGTGAAAACGGTGTATCTGATGCAACTTACGACTTAGACGCAGTTAAGTCTTGGAGATTAGGTAATGCTACTACAGGTGTAGTAAAAGCTCAGTTCTCTGAATTTACTAAATTAACTAACTCATCAGGTGTTGAAGTACAGCCAGACGATGCAACTCACGTTCAGTTCATTATATCAGGTTCAGGCGTTACTTCAGGTACTGACGATACTTACTTCTTTACGTTCCCAGTTAAACCAACTGATACTACAAGAGGTGACTTCGAAGATGATGGTACGTTAAGACAAACTGCTACAGGTGGTGCTGCTGATATTGCAATTCCAGAAATTAACTTGGAAATGAAATCAATTGCTATTGTTGCTAAAACTAGAAAGCTAAAAGCTGTTTGGACTCCAGAGTTCGCGCAAGACTTAAATGCTTATCACTCAATCGATGCTGAAGCGGAATTAACTTCTATGTTATCTGAGTACATCTCACAAGAGATTGATTTAGAAATCTTAGACATGTTAATGAACAATGCATTAGTTGAAGAAAACTGGTCAGTAACAATCGGTGAAAAATACGATGGAAACAACGTATTTGCAACTGCTAACACTGGTGAAGCTTACAACCAAGGAACTTGGTTCCAAACTTTAGGTACTAAAATACAAAAAGTTTCGAACAAGATTCACGCAAAAACTATGCGAGGAGGTGCTAACTGGTTAGTATGTTCTCCAGACGTTGCAACAATCCTAGAATCAATTCCAGGATATGCTGCTGATACAGATGGTAACTCATCTTCATTTGCAATGGGTGTTCAGAAAGTAGGACAATTAAACAACAGATTTACTGTTTACAAAAATCCTTACGTTCAAGCAAACACAATCTTAATGGGCTTTAGAGGAAATCAATTCTTGGAAACTGGTGCAGTTTATGCTCCATATGTACCATTGATTATGACTCCACTAATCTATGACCCAACTAACTTTACTCCTAGAAAAGGTGTTATGACTCGTTACGCTAAACGAATTGTACGACCTGAATTCTATGGTAAGATCAATGTAAGAGGATTACATACTCTGTAATAATCTATTGAATTAGTAATTAAAAAGACCTCATATTTTTGAGGTCTTTTTTTTTGGTTACTGCTAGACTTACCTACTTATATAAAAGTTTTAGGAGATAATAAATGTATAAAGACAGACCAAAAAACAACAAAAAAGGTTATCGTTTCAAATTATCATTAACCCAAGAACAAAAACAAGCCAAAGCAGAAATTTTAGAAAACGATGTATCAGTAATAATCGGAAAAGCTGGTTCCGGAAAAACTTTACTCGCATGTCAAATAGCTTTGCAAGCACTATTAGATAAAGACGTTAATAAGTTAATTATTACACGACCTACCGTATCTAAAGAAGATATAGGGCACCTACCAGGAAGTATAAAGGAGAAAATGGATCCATGGGTAGCACCTATATATGGAAATATGTACCAGCTATTAAGAAAGGAACGCATAGACGAGTTTGTAGCTAAAGAGCAGATAGAAATAGTACCGGTAAGCTATATGAGAGGTAGAACGTTTACTAATTCAGTAGTAGTGGTAGACGAATGTCAAAATTTAGATAATGCACAAACTCTTATGATACTTCAGAGGATAGGAATAAAATCAAAAATGTTTTTTTGTGGAGATGTTGGACAGGTAGATCTTAAACGTCAGAGAGATAGCGGACTATCTTTTTTATCTTCAATTAAGAATGTAAAAGGTATTCATACGATAGAGTTACTTGAGAATTATCGACACCCAATCCTTAAAGATCTGTTAGAAGTCTATAAAAACTTCCCTTCTTCTTAAGTTCCTCCATATTTATATATGGTAAAGTATAACTAATTTTAAGGGATAAAAATGGCACGATTAGATATTGCAATATGGCCAGGTAGTGGTAGCGCAGTTAGCGCTAGTACTCCTTTTGGACTATATGATGACGATACAGCATATCAGGTAGATGCACCTAAAGTAGCGGTATTCAGCGCGAAAAAGCTAGGGTATCCGATTACCGATATAGAAATGCAAGATAACCAATTCTATGCATGTTTCGAGGAAGCAGTTACTGAATACGGTGCTCAAGTAAATCAGTTCCGAATTAGAGAAACAATGCTAGATGTAAAAGGATTTTCAACTGGAAGCTCTTTTACTGGAAAAGAAATTACACCAACCTTAGGGCCGCAGATAGCTATAGCTGAAAATTATGGTACTGAAGCAGGTTCAGGTGGTAATGTAGCTTACAAGTCAGGATCGATAACTTTAGTAGGTGACGAACAAGATTACGATTTACAAGCTTTATGGGCTGCTGATAACGAAGACGGTAAGCGAATCGTTGTAACAAGAGTTTACTATCAAGCAACTCCAGCTATAACAAGATTCTTTGATCCTTATGTCGGTACAGGGGCAGGATCACAACAAATGCTAGATGGATTTGGTTGGGGGAATTATTCACCTGGAATTAACTTTTTACTAATGCCTGTATTCGCAGATGCACTCAGGATTCAAGCAATCGAATTTAACGATCAAATTAGAAAGTCAGCATACAGTTTTCAATTACGAGATAATCAATTAAAATTATTTCCTAGACCAAGTTCAGGAGACTCAGGCGAAAAAGTTTGGTTCGAATATTACGTAGAAGCGGACAGAAATAACCCTTTACGTGCAAACGATAATGGGATTGGTGGAGAAGGAGTAATAAGTGATTATAGCAATGTACCGTTAGGTAATTTAACATACAAAGAAATAAACAGTGTTGGTAAGCAATGGATCTGGAAATACGCTGCAGCTCTAGCAAAAGAATTACTTGGAGCTATTCGAAGTAAATATGGTACTATTCCGATTCCGAACTCTGAAGTAAGTTTAGATGGAGCAACGCTTAAATCAGAAGCAGCAAGCGAAAAAGAGCAACTAATAACTCAGATAAGAGAAACATTAGAAGCTACTAGTAGACAACGGCAATTAGAAATGAAGAGAGAAGAATCAGAAAATCTTCAACAATCATTAAATAGAGTGCCACTTAAAATTTATATAGGATAATTATGCCATTATTTTCAGGTGCAAGAGATATAAGTTTATTTGAAAAACTAAATGAGGAATTGATTAACAGTGTTATTCAAACTGAAATCTTATTCTATAAATTAGTTATAGACGAAACTGGAGATAATGTATACGGAGAAGGAACTGATAAGAGATACTACGCAGGAGTAAAATTAGCTACTTTAGTAGATAGAAGTAATCAGCAATATGTAGAAGAAGCTTATGGAGTAGATTTACAACAAGCAGCAACTTTTAGTTTTTTACGAAAAGAGTTTACTAAAATAAATCTAGTACCAGAAGTTGGAGATATAATAGAGTGGGATAAAGCATATTTTGAAATAGACTCAATGGTTGACAATCAAATATTTGGAGGTAAAGATCCTGACTTTTCGTTAGCTGGAGAAATGCATGGTTCATCACATTCGATAATATGTACTACACATATGACTAGAATGAGTAGATTAAATATAGAAGATGTACGGTATGGGACCGATACACAACAATATAATTTTCCAAAAGGTATATAGTAGATGAGTAGAAATAATCCAATATCAACTTTGCAAAGGTTTCATCCAGCAGCTTTTAATCCATTAGAAACTGCTGAACCTACTTCGGAGGCTTTCTCTAAAGCACCGAAAGCACCTAAACTCGTAAGAAGAGAAGCACAGATAAGACGAGATCAGGATAAGCATAATGGATTTAGTATTACTTTATATGATGTTGATTTCGCTATAAAGCGATATATTGAACAAAAGATTAAACCTTATATAGTTGAGAATGGTAGAAACGTACCTGTACCTGTTCAATACGGTTCACCTGAGAAGTGGACCTCAATGCAAAAACTTGCAGCATTACGAGACGGAAAATCAAAAAGTAATTTTCCTTTAATCGTTTATTCTCGAACTAATGTAAGTAAAAATACTGAGTTGAGTAAGTTAACTGTTTTTCAAGGAAGAGAACGTCAGTTAATGGATCATTTTGTAAATAGATATTCTGAAGTAAATAAATACGATAGATTTTCTACTTTGCAAAATAGACAACCTAAAAGAGAAAGATTTTCTATGGTAGTTCCTACGTTTGTAGATATAACTTATAGTATACAAATATTCTGTGATTTTATTGAACAGATAAATGGAATAAACGAAATGTTTTGGGACCACCAAGGAAAAGCATGGGGAATGGAATATAAATTTATGACTGGTTATTCATCTACAGACCTTAACACGACTGTACCATCAGATGGAGATAGACTGGTTACTAGTAACATCGATCTTAATGTAAAAGCAGGATTGATCTCAAAAGATATTGATCTACAACCTAGTACAGGTAGAAATGTTACTAATTATAATATAAAGTTTGGAACACGAGTAGTGTCTGATATCAATGAAATTTTATAATCTCATATTTATATTAGATATAAACTAACTAGGGAAAGATATGGCTAATCCGGGTGATTTAAGTAGTAAAAAAGTAAAAAATACATACAAACGTATCGTTCAATATGATGGACAGGATCATGAAATATATGATGGTACTGGCTCAAGAATTGTTGACTTAAATGTTACCCGTATAACTGCGAGTAATGCCTCGTTAGCTAATATTCAAGACTTACAACATTTAACTGTTTCTAGAGTTCAAGTTGATACACACCTTTCGGTTTCTGGTTCAACTTTCTTAGGAAATAACTGCGGTGACGATCAATTAAAAGTTCACGCTAATGCATGGGTATCAGGTGCACTTACGGTATCAGGATCATGTCAAGGATCTTTTAGAAGTATTGGTCAAGCTAAATTCATATATTTACAAAATCCTGGAATAGAGGATCAAAAACCTGCACGAGTTAACAGAGGGCAAGACGGAACAGGTGGTTATTATAATGTGCCTAGATTCGGTGGTGAAAATGCAGCATTAGATGTTTACGGTAATGTTGTAATTACCGGTTCACTTATAGTTGAGGATACAATATTCGCTCAAGAATTTCACACTGAGATTGTTTCCGAGTCAATTATTTTTACTAGTGGTTCAACTAAATTCGGAGCTCAATTCGACGATACAATGCTTGTTACGGGAAGTATCATGCAATCAGGTTCTGATAGTTATTTCTTAAACGGTGTAGGAATAGGAACATCAGGAAGTCAACTTCAAGGAACTTTTATACAACCAGGGCAAGCGACTCCACCTATATTCTCTCATTTATTAAGAATAGATGATCAAGGTCATGATGGTCTAGGTTGGAAAAACGGAAAGGTAATGTATGCAACATATACAACGCCTGCAGAAGATAATTTTAGATTTAGAGATAAGACTCAGTCAGACGATGTTTTTGTTGTAAACGGTAACACCTTATCGGTATTCTTTACTACTGAGGATAAATATAATGTCGGTATAGCTGTACCATCAGGATCTACAATAGACGAAAATTTAGTAGTAAGTTCTTCTACAAATTCAAGAACTAAAATTGAATCAGCAACTGCTGCAACTTCAGCCAGTCTATTTTTTGAATCAGGTAAAACAGCTTGGGAAATAACTACAGTAAGTGCTTCTACTGGAACTAATAATCAAATGAGTGGTTCATTAGTATTTAGAACTCAAAATATGCTTAACAATCTAAATACTAATCCTTGGGTAGCTAATAGTACATATACTGAAGCGTTAAGATTAGATAAGACAGGTAAAGTTGGATTTAATATTCCAAGTATTAACGCTTATCAATATCCACAACAGATTCAATTAAGTGGATCATTAAATATAATTCAAGGTAGAACAATAGATATAAATGCTGGTACATTCCATGATAAAGATGGTATAAACGGTATATATTTTAACAATCAGAAAATGATATATGTATCAGGATCTGGAGCCGACACTTCAATGTTCTTTGGAGTTTCAGCAGGTGGTACTGATGCAGCTACCGGTGGTGAAGCGAATATAGGTTTCGGTTATCAATCTGCAATGGCTATGACTACTGGTGACTATAATACACTAGTCGGGTACAATACAGGTAAAGCTTTAACAACTGGTGGAGCTAACGTATTCATAGGAAAACAAGCAGGGTTAAAAACTCTTGATGGTCAGTCTAATATAGGAATAGGTACTAGTGCATTTTATAACTCAACTGGAACAGCCAATTATACTATAGCTATCGGTTACGAAGCTATGAAAACAGGAGTAGCAACTGGAGAAGATAATATTGCGATTGGTAGAGTATCATTAGAAGATGTAACATCCGGTCATCATAATATCTCTATAGGTCATAAAGCTTCGTTAAATCTTACTACAGCAGACAATAATATTGCTATAGGTGAAGACGCTTTAGGAATAGGCATAGTAACTGGTGATAAAAATATAGCAATAGGTACTGATGCAGGTCAAGATATGACTACAGGTACTAGCAATGTCTTAATGGGTACTACAGCAGGATCGAGTTTACTTGCTGGTTCATTTAATGTAGCTCTTGGATTCGGAGCACTAGATGCATCAGAAGCTGCATCCAATCAGGTTGCAATCGGATCAAATGCAATGGGTACAGGTGTTGTTACAGGAGCTACCAACGTAGCAATTGGAGCTAACGCATTACTAGACATCACATCAGGAGCTCGAAATGTAGCATTAGGAACAGGAACTGCAGAAGAATTAACTTCTGGGTTTGATAATGTAGCTATAGGTACTAGCGCGATGGGTACAGGAATAGTTACTGGGTATTTCAATATAGCACTTGGAAAAATAGCACTAGAAGATATTACTTCAGGTACTGATAATATAGCATTAGGTAGGTTAGCAGCCGGTAATTTAACTACTGGTATATCAAATATAGCAGTTGGGTCCGGTTCAATGGGACTAGGAACGGTAACAGGTAATGACAATATATCAATAGGTAACTTTGCGCTAGAAGATTTAACTTCAGGAATAAATAATATAGCTATAGGTTCAGGATCAGCTGCTAGTGTAACAACTAATCGCAGTAACATAGCAATAGGGTATCAATCTTTTGCAACATCAGCAGACGATGGTGATAAAAATATTGCTATAGGTTATAAAGCAATGAGTCTAGGAGATGTAGCTGGTGACAATAATATTGGTATTGGTGGTCAGACTTTACAAGACTTAACTTCAGGAATAAATAATATAGCAGTTGGACCTAGCGCAGCTTCAAACTTAACTACTGGAGGTCAGAACGTATTTATCGGAAACTCAACTGCAGGTACTGGTATAGTAACAGGTGATAAAAATATAGGTTTTGGTACCGAAGCGTTAGCAGTATTAACGTCAGGAGCGGAAAATATTGCTATTGGATCGAGTGCACTTACTGCAGCAGCTGAAACTGTTGCAAACGTCGCAGTAGGAACAGAAGCACTGTCTGGTCAGATCGGAGGCGGTTCTTATAATACTGCAATAGGACCTTATGCTATGAGAGCTGCTAACGGTAATTTTAGTAGTAATATTGCTATCGGACATCGTGTAGGACTCGAGTTTACAACTGCTAAATCTAATATTGCTATAGGATCAGGTTCTATGGCGATGGCTTCAAATTCTAGTCATGATAATATAGCAATAGGGAATTTCGCTCTAGAAGATAATACGACAGGTGGTAACAACATCGCAATCGGTTCCGGTTCAATGAAAGAGGCAACCAATAATATAGGTAACGTTGCATTAGGATGGGAAGCAATGCGAGATTCAGTTGATGATGGTCACTGGAATGTTGCTATTGGTTATCAAGCAATGTATAATGGCGATACATCAGGTGATGATAATATTGCAATTGGTCGTGAAGCAGGTTCAAGCTTAACTACAGGAGCCGCGAATATATTACTAGGAAAATCATCAGGTGATGCTATAACTGATGGATTCCGAAACATATTGCTAGGTAGAGAAGCAGGTACTGATATAGATTCAGGAACATATAACATTGGTATGGGTACTAGTGTTATGTCTGATCTAACTGATGGTGTTAATAATATAGCCTTAGGTACCTTAGCTCTTGGAAAAGCAGCTGGAGGTACTGTTCAAAGAAATATTGCTGTTGGTCATCATGCTCTAGCATTTGGTATAGTAACTGGAGATGATAATATTGCACTGGGATCACAAACTGGTCTTAACTTAACATCAGGACAAAGAAATATTGCTATCGGATCTGGTTCTATGGGAGTAGGAGTAGTAACAGGAGACGATAACATCGCTTTAGGTAGAGATGCTCTAGGAGATTTAACGTCCGGAGACTATAACGTTGTTTTAGGTAATAGAGCAGGTACAAATCTAACAACTGGAAATCTAAACATATTTGTTGGTCAAGCTGCTAACACAGGAGTAGTTACTGGTGATGGAAACGTTGCTATCGGTAATAATGTAGCACCTAATATAACCTCAGGTGAATACAACGTAGTTTTAGGAGCAGATGCTGCACCTTCACTTACAACAGGTAGAAGAAACTTTGTTGCCGGATTCGACGCTGCTAACCGATTAGTTAAAGGAGATTACAATATTGCTATTGGTGAGGGAGCGTTAGCTCGAGAAATGAATCTTGATGCTAATATAGCAATTGGATTCCAAGCCGGTCTTAATTCAACTGGTAGTGCAAATATATTTATAGGAAGTGGATCAGATGCACCAACACATATAGATGGTACAGCAGCTATAAATAACTCTATAGCACTAGGTAATCATTCTATAGTAAGTGCAAGTAACTCGATGGTTATTGGAAACGGTACCGCAGGATTCAAAACCGCTTTAGGTAGAATATATACACCTAACTCAACACTGGAGGTTTCAGGTTCAGTTAGAATAACAGGTTCGTTGACAGTAAGTTCAAGTAATACTACAACGATTAAGGGTAACATGTTCGTAGGAGAAGAAAATCCTACAACTGACTGGACAATGGCTCACTACCAAGACGATGATACAAAATGGGTAGTAGGTAATGATAGAATGGAGTTCCATGTAGGTGGTGAACAATTTATACGAATACTAGAAGATGATTCACAAGACATGATTACGTTTGGTGATACTGGTGATATCGATTTCATAGTATCGTCAGGAGCTACTAACGCATTATTCGTAGAAGGATCATCT